TCATCATGCACATTATATTCAACATCGGCTGTTGTTCTGCCACGATAACTTTCTTTCTTAGTTATTGTTGCTTTCTTTTCTTCAACTATGAAGGACTTAAATGTTTTCATCAGCAGTTCCACTTTCTCAATGCTTTGTTAATGCGTGAATCTGGATCACGTGCTGTCTTTGCTGATGTTAGTCTGCGTTTCATGCCACCCATTCTTGCACAGAATGATTTGCGACGATTTGCTGCTTTTGAACCTGGCTTCAGTTTGCTTGGCTTTGTTGTCACAGCCATTGATAGTTTTGAACCAGGATTAGCACGACGATAAGATTCTATGCCTTTACGATTTAAACCACCAGATTCAGATTGTCCTTCTTTACGTGTCCATGCCTCACCTTCTTGCAACTGCTCCAATTGATCTTCTGTCAATGGTCCATCATCGGCTTCATATTCTTCTCTTGCCATTTTGATGTGTGCATCCGTTGGCGCACCCTTTTCTCCTGGCTTTCTCATGCGTTCGCCTCTTGCTCTCTTCGCACGAATGTTTGCCCAAAGACCAGGACCCTTTTCATCAAGATACTCTTCTTTCTTCAACTTCATCATTTTTGGTTTTGTGAATACAGGATTATCTGCGCCACCCGCATCACCTTCTCTTTCTTCTTTTACACAAGAACCAGGTGAATATGCTTTTTTACCTGGCACGGGCTTGTACCCTGGCCAGCATCTTTCGGCCATCAATTCTTTGAATGATTTCATACGTAGTTTCTCTTTTTAAATGTTGTAAGTGAGATACCTTTTTTCTTCAGTTCATCTTCTTTTTGATCACCAATGCTTGCTGTAGTCGTATCGCCAGTAAGTTCAGTAAGTTTACAATTTTTCATTCCATGCTTGGGACATGTAATTCCCGCATCAGTACCATTACAAGTAACTTGTGTTGCTTTACCGTCACTGTTCGGTTTTTCACCCATATCTCTAGCAGGAGATTCACCGGCACCTGCCATTGAGATACCAGGTTCTATCCCTTTGTCGATTGATTCTTCGACTTTCTTTTGCCAGTTTTCTTTGATTGTGGCAAGACTGATGGTTCTTCTTCCTTCGGCAACGGGTTTGTCAAGGGCTGGTCGTTCTTTTCTTCCAGTACCGGTTCTAACCTTTCCAAGTTCTTTGGCTGTTGGGGTGGTACTATTTTGTCCATAAAGTGCTTCAATCGCAGAATTATCAGGTGAATGTACTTCATACAAGTCCTCTTTTAGTTTAACAACATATCTATTGCCTACTTTTGCTACTGTACCATTTTTTTGGTGTGCTTCTTTTGCTGCTGAACCACGAATGTAAAACAATCGTGTCTTACCATTTTTGTCTGTCAAGAGTTTTTGTTTTTTTGTTTCTTCACTAATTTTGCCTTTACCATAATTAGAAACGTTGATTGGTTTACCTTCACGTTCTGGATTTGGGTCATGACGGCGTTTGGCTGCAACTGCTGATGCACGTTCTTTCTTAGACAACGATGCTGCTTTTGCGTTTGACATGCATTTTGGTTTTGCTTCACCTGATTTTTCACGGGCGCAAGGACCGATTGCTTCACCTTTGGAGTTGTATCTTTTCCAACCACCCTCTGGATGTTTTGGATTAAACCAATTACGCAAATCTTCTTTAATCATGCCTGTTCCTAGTGTAAGCAGATTGTATGCACCTGCATCTGACATTGTGTTTACTTCTTCTTCGGCCATTTTCTCTTCATCTGTTTTGAGCAAACGAATTGTGCGTGTGACTTCTTCTACTGTATCACCAGTGATTGTAACTGTAACTGCTTCATTGATAAATTCTTCAAATGCTTCATTAACACTCTTGGCTGCTCTAGCACGTTGATGACGATTGGGTTGTGTTCTCACTACAACTTTGTTACCAGAAGTTTTACCTATTTCTCTTTCTTGTTTCTTTTGATGTGTTTCGACAGTCTTTGCAATCTTTTCTACTGGAACAAGACTGCCATGCACTGAACGATGTGTCACATGGCCATCTTTACCATAACGACCAAAGCCATAATACTCAAGACCCATCGTATTCATTTGATCATGTGTGCCAGCATCGGCGTGTGGCTTCATATCTTTACGAATTGGTGTGGTATCTTTCTTACCTAACTCTGTGGCAATCCAACCTTTTGCGTGATCGTTCTTTGGTGGTCTACCAACAAACTTTTGCACGTTCTTGTAGATTTGTTCAAGTTCTTTTGTTTTTGCATCTACAACTTCTGGTGCTGCTGTACGCAAATCTTCTGAATTATCAAACTCAACATAACCATCACGAAACAATTTACCAAACATTGGTCGTGCTGCTTGCACAGAATCCCATTTTTCTTTACGAATGTCTTCTGGTACTGTACGACCACCACGCTGACCACGCTCAACATTTCTTGCTTTTGATACTTCATCGTCAGTGTTGACCATAATCATTTGAGTTTCGTAACCTAACTTCTCAAGCATATCTTTAATGCTTGCATACTTCTCAGGATCATCACCAGTGCCGTTAATGATAACACCATTACGACCATGTAATGCTAAACGTTGACGCATCTCAGTAACATTCTTTGCACGTTTACGAACAACTTCACGCTGTGCTTCTTCATTATCAGGCATCTTTTTATCAAGACCTTGTTTGTCCATCAAATACTCAAATGCTTTATCTGAGTTGATTTCTGTTAGACCATGACCATCTAGTGTTTTACTCAACACATAGTCTTTACCCGAACCAGGACCGCCACCAAGAAACACTGCTTTGAAAATACCTTTGTCGTGTACACCCTCACGAAGTATTTCTTCGTGCAGTCTCATACCCTTGCGTACATCATTGAACATTTGTTTGACATGTGCATGAGACATTGATGATGGTGCGCCTTTCTTGAATGAATCAAGATCACCACTCTTTGCATGTTCACGCATCTTTGATGCCGAAATGCCAGTTACACCTTCAGCATCGGGGTCACGTTCACCTGCTGAGTGTACTTGAATTGATTTAAAATTGAAACGGGCACCTTCATGTGTGCCGTTGTATTTGTTGAGCAAACGCTTGTACTCATCTACACGATCAGAACCACCGACCATGTGAAGATGAGTTACACCTTTTTTGTGAAGTGCTTCTGCATGATCGAAGAACGTAGGTGCTTGGGTAGATGCCGCTGCGAAATTTGTGCCAGGGAATGCACGTTTAGCGTGTTTGACTTTTTGATCTGCTGTAAGGGGATTTTTCTTAGCGTCCTGTGAATGTGACAAGACGATGTGATGAGAACCGCCGACTTTATCAGCAATCTCTTTGACTTTATTGACTAGTTTTTCGTGACCGTTTGTAATTGGATTCATGCGCCCAAATGCTAGAACGGCATGTTTCTCTTTCTGTTCACGTAGAAAATCTCTAAATTTCATAATCCCCCTACCTCTGCGGCAGTTGTTTCTGTTATTTAGTATTTAGTAGATTTCCGTCGCTCCTGTGCTGGCCATCACACCTTGACAGTATATTTCATCAAGTTCCACAAGACGATCAGGTTCAATATTGAAGAAATGAGCATGTTCAGTATCAACACCAGCATCATGAATTACGCCAAGGTTTCTTCTACAGACGATTGAATAGTCATCAATGAGGCTTGGACAAAACGAAAACAAACGAGTGATTAACAAATCGGTAAATGTTTCAGCGGCATCACCAGCAAGCCAAGTTGGCATTCTTTTCTTGAATACATATTTGCCAAAATGATCATGATCTACTGTATTAAATCCTTTATTAATTACAGTTCGTGCTGATAGTTTATACACACGCCTAACCGAGTGCATTATTCGCATCAAACTGGGTTCGTTTTTCAGCAACATCAATATCTTTATCATCAATACATTTTCTGCTTCACTTTTCTTACCAACAGAGGCAAACTGTCCTATATCTTTGTCGCCAGAAAAGTCTGCTACAAAATCAACTAAACCTTCCAATTGTTTTATTTTTTCCTCTTCTACTCTTGATGGTGAGCCTTCAGCCAGAATAATCAAAGCATCTGGGCATCTTTCTCTTAACGATTCAAGACCTTCAATTGTTTGTTTTAATCTATCTTCACGACTAACTACACCCATGTTTGGGTTAAGTGCAGAGGTTACGATAAAGAGTTGAAGTGGAGGTATCAGTGCCATTCTATATCCGAAAAAAGTTTAATTGTTTTGTATCTTGCTTTTGAATTCAATACATGAACTATGGTGTTAGTAATTTCTTTAGTTTCTAAAAACTTGTCTTTAGATGGATGTTTCTCTTGCATTGATGTTTTGATACCGCCAGGATGAATACTTGTCACACGAATTTCATCCATCTGCGTATTCAACTCTGCACCTAATGCACCAGCAAATGCAGTAATGGCATGTTTAGATGCAGAATAAACTGCTTCCCACTCCATCTCGTTGAGGCCAGCAACAGAGTTAATGAAGATAATATCACTGCCTTTGTTCATTAACTTGAGTGCTTCTTTGGTTACGTATATTGTACCTTTAACATTCAAATCAATAATTTTATCTATCTTTTCAATTGTGAAATAACTTTTAAAAAGGCCCCATTCATAAACACCAGCATTGTTCACAAGCACATCAATATATGTGCCAATTCTTTCAAATGCGGCTTTAACTTGATCTGACTTTGAGATATCACATTCTATCCACTGAAATGTATCGGGGAAAGCAAAAAGATTTATAGATGGTTTTGTGCGTGAAAGGCCATACACAAAATATCCCTCACCAATTAATCTATCTGCTATATCATACCCAAGACCATAACTGCAACCTGTCACCACGGCAACTTTACGCATCACATCTCCTCAAAAACATCAATAGCCAATTTCATTTCTTCTTCGGTGACATCGTTCACAATCTTATAGTTACCAATTGCAACAGGCAATGGTGCGTACTGATTGCCATTACGATGTTTTGTTGCATCACGCAGACTCTCCAACAAATACTTCATGTTGGTAAAGTCTTTATGAAATGTTTTCAGTTTCAATCTCTTTGCAACATCAAAGATTCGTTTGAGTTGTACTGTATCAATATATCCACGAATGAACGCAATGCACGAACTATACAAACAATCCAATGCCACTGCTTCACCATGCAGCAACTCTGGTATGTTAGCCATTTCAATTATAGGGCTGAATGTGTGACCAAAATCTACACAACGGTCTAGTCGTTTTTCCCACAGATTAGGTCCTAGTTCCGCAATCATGTCTGTGATAGCAAGATTGATTACACGAACAGGCACCGCACCATATTGAAACTTTTCATCAATCAGTATCTCTGCATTCTCTTCTAGCAGATGAAATAGTTCTGGTGATTTGATAACTGCAAGTTTAAATATCTCTGCAATGCCATTAACAATCTCACGTTCACTTTGCGTCTTGATAAACTTTTTATCAATGTATGTTGCAAGTGGTGGATAGTATGCACCAATACGATTGCGTCTGCCTAGATGGTTGACACCAACTTTGGAGCCTACAGAAGCGTCAACGATGGCAAGAAGTGTTGAGGGAATTTTAACGTAGGGAATTCCACGACGGTATATGCTACAAGCAAAACCAACAATGTCCAGCAGAACACCCCCGCCAATTGCGATAATAGGTTCACGGCGTAACACTCCATATTGTTCAAAAAAGTCCAAAATACGATCAACATTTTTCCAATTCTTGTTTTCTTCTTTGCAGTCTACACAAAGTATTTTACAACTCAACTTAACTGCACCAAAGTATGCTGCAATACTATCTTTGTATAGATCATGCACCTCAGAATCAATCACGATAATTCTACGCTCACTGTTCGTGATGTTTACAATATCTTGATTACTTGGGCTAAAGATGTCAGCAGAGTATGTAAGTTTGAATTCTACTGGCAATTCGGTTTTTACTGACCAAGTTCGTTTGAACTTGTCATAATCCATCATAAAATCTAAACTCATTTCATCGCCTTACTAAACAATTTACATGCATGAGCATAAAAATATTTTGCTTTGTTGATGTCACCAGCAATCAACTTGAATGGAAGCATACGAATAAACTGTGATGCTTCGAGTATATCTATGAGTTTCATTTTATCTTCTGGTAACTCAGAGATGAAGTGTTTATTGAATGTATCAAAGTGTTCTGTGCCACCGTGTGGATTAAACAAATCAATACCTACAACACGAACATCACGATCATTAATAAAACCATAGTGACTGCGTGAACACTGTAACACTTGTGCATAATCAAGATACTTGGTGTTCCACATGCTTTCATCATATACATCAATAAAAACTACACGGTCTTCTTCGAATGAATACATGATGTTTTCAAGTGTAGGATTACCATGTATGTTACACTCTTCATCGTTTTCTAATTCTGCAAAGTATTCTTTTAGACCATGTAGATAACCACCAATACCAACAACAAGGTCACCATTGAAGCCATAAGTGCCACGATAAAAGAAGTCTTTGAACGATGGCAAACTTATTGCATCAGCAATCTTCTGATCAATCTCTTCATCAAAATAAAGTCTTGGTGCGCCAGGAATAGGTTCTTTTTTAATTGAGTGAAGTGTATTCAAACCTTTCCATACTGCTTTACTCATTCTGAAAATTTGCTCTTCACTCAATATATCTTTAGTAAGAATGGTTTTGATATCACGAAAGCCTTCAAGATACTCCAGATCAAACCATGCAGTTGTTTTGTTTGAATCTGCATTCACAACTTTAGGAAATAAGCCGGGATAGAGTGTGTTATACTCTTGCAATTTCTTTAGTTGAGAATACCATCGCATGAAACCATACTCACGATTTTCTACACGTGAAATTTCTTTACGTACAATCTTTTCATCGGGCATCCAATAAGTTCTACTTAGTGAGCCACCCTTCAATGATATCGTTTTCATTTTGCACCCAATGTTTGCCTTGCTATCTCAATACCGTATTCTTGTGGACTGCCCAATACAATCGTTTCTTGATTACTGCCAAGAGGATTCATGAATACTTGTTTATTAGATTGTATCATACTTTGTATCACATCTGCAATATATAATTCACCATCTTTTTCGGCTAACTTGTTATAATATTCTAGGTAAAGATGGCCAGTCAGAAAACCATAGAAACCCGACGATGCATACGGTGAGATTTGTTTCTTTTCTACAATCTCAATTACCGTGTTTTCATATGCACGAACATAAGAATATTTTGGTGAGTTACCTACAAATACATCAATGTATGCATCATGCTTTGCAGTTAAGTCATCGGCAATAAAATCTATGCGACGACCTTTAATAATTGTATCGGCATTGTGTACAAATGTTGGTAAATATTTGTTGTTCAGTTGTTCAATACCAATTGCTGCTGTATGTGCTTGACCTTTTGTATCACCAATATACAGAATGTTACTATCATTCCAACCTAATGGCTTGATTGCTTCAACCAGTTGATCTTTGAAATAAATGTCTCTCTTATTGGCCACAAGAATCAGTTGATTAACCCAACCAAGATTCTTCAAAATATCGTATATGATTGTCTTGTCATTCCAAGGCAAAAGATATTTTGGTATATCAAAGCCAACATCATGAAAGCGGGTGTTATAACCCGCCATGCAGATTATGAGATTCATTTTAGCCATTCTTCCATATCATTTCGTAACAATGAATGCCATGTACCATTGTACTCACCAGGTGAGAATGGGTGATTGACATCACAGTACACTAGATTTTCGCCAACTAAGCCATATCGTTTCCAGTTAGCACTCATGAAATCTTCCATCATGAACTGCACACCATTGTTGTAGAATTCATCATAGTGTTGATAAGCATATGAATACTTGTCCATGTTCTCTGATGAAGAGAATGCAAACTGATCATTACCAAAATCACGATTAGGTGACATGCGACAGTTTGGAATGTACAGTTTGTTTGGATTCAATGTGTCGAAAGGAATACGAACGTTGATTGCAAAGTCAAACCGTGAACGAACAACCCAGTCAAACTTCATGTTGTGATATTCTTCATACTCACGCTTTGTACGCATACATTCATAGATTGCAAACATCTGCGCCCATGTTGACATACGACCATCTTTGACTTTCCAGTTTGGTGATGGTGGTGGAGTATTAGTATACTTTGATAGATCAATCGTAGGATTCGGTGATGTGATGAAACTTTTTGCATTATACTTCTCAGAAATTTTTTGCATTTCTTCTGCTGGCATTTCCCACGAATGCAGAAATACAGTCACATCGTTATTTTTGATAATGTTTAGATTGTGGTACTCAAATCCCTTTTCCCACATTCTTGGTTGGCCGGAAATACATAGTGCTATTTTCATAGTTCTCTTCCTACGTTTGCTTTGTTGTCTGTGATGCCAAATGGCTTGAGTTGTTCTTTCTCCATTACAACCATACTGTTATAGAATGAAACGGAGTATAGATTATGATACACTGCAAGTGCTTCATCGGAAATTGGTGAGCCTTGAAAATGTTGTTGATTCACAATATCTGTCACACGTTTACAGTGTTCAGTGAATGTACCAGCACCACGAAATACACCACCCCACGGATGTGGCCAATAACTTGTGTGTGTATCTTCACAAATGAATACACCACCTTCTTTGATGTGTGGGAAAACTTTATTGAGTGTAGTGATTTGATGATTCATTACATGTGAACCGTCATCAATTACAATATCAAACTTGTTTTGTGTTTTGAGAAATTCATCCCAAAATGCTGGATCACTTTGATCACCCATCACAACTTTAACATCACCAGTGTATTCATATTTCAAACACTCTTCATTGATGTCAATAGCAACAACTGTTGTATCTGATCCGAAGTATTTCAACCACATTTCAATTGAACCACCACCAAGCACACCAATTTCTAAAATGCGTGGCGCTTTACCCACAAATTTCTTCAGATGTTTTTCATAAACGTCAAAGTACCCTGACCATTTAGTAGATGGCTTTTCTAATTCCCAAAATAATTCTTTAATTCTATTTGTCGTCATATTTTGCCTCAATTACTTTCCTCCATTCTGGCACACGATCATACTGATGTACAATAGTATACTCTATTCCTGTTGAAGTTACAACCTTATCACCTTCTAATTTCGGTGATGGTTCTAAAAGATGGGGTCTGAATTGATCAATCTTACTTGGGTCAGCAGTTGTACCTAATTGACATGCCCAACCGTATTCCGATTCAGTATACATCGACGAATCAATATATGGGTGCCTCGAAATCATTACATTGAATACTGCTTGATCAACAATTGGTATTGGTCTATTGATACAGTTTAAGAATAGTTGTAATGCTAAATCTCTCATTGCATAACCACGACCAGCAAGAACACCGACATTGAAGATCGTGTTGTTCTTAAAATCTTCGTAAATGCCTTGACCATAACATTGTGTGATGTTCTCACGACCCCATGGCTCATCTTTGTATTTCATGCTCTCAGAAGAAAATACCAAATCTTCTCTTGCTGGAAGATTTTCTTCTAACCATGTAACAGGATTCTTTTGAAAGATAACATCTCTTACGTCAGTAGTAATCACATAACGATAGTTATTATCTTTAAGTAATTTGTAAATGTGAATGAATCGTTCAACATGTACCATCAGATTTGACTGATAGGTTAGATTGCCATCTTTGTCTTGATTGAATGCAATGATTGAGAAGCCTGCGTCTGTTACCTTTTGTGTGGTATCTTTGTCGCAGTTCATGAGAATCAGAACTTTATCACCTTCAAAGCCTGATTCATTGATGGAATTAACCCAGTATTTTAATTTCGACCAGTCATAATTGGTCGAACAACCCACTATCAAATCTTTCATAATATCTCCAGTAATTTATTTTATGTCTGTTGTTTTCCAGTTTGCAGAATATTTTTTGTATTGTTGTGTGCTTTGACCTGGTGTGTCATCAAGATATTTAGTAGTGAGTTCGGGTCTTCCCCATTCACCACCGCCTGCTTTAGACACAAACTCTTGTGGTTGTTTCTTATCAACTGTTAAGAAATTCTTGAATGTTTTCATATCGTGAATGAAGAACCGCAACCGCATGTTGCGGTCACATTTGGATTTTTGATCGTAAATGAGGCACCCATCATGTCTTCTTTGTAATCAATCTCTGCTTCATTCATATACTGCATACTCATACTATCTATAACAACACCAACACCATCCCTTTCAAATGTAAAGTCATCGTCTGCTGCTGGCAACTCTTCTAAGGTAAAACCATATTGAAACCCTGAACAACCACCACCTTGAACAAAGACACGCAACTTCAGTGATGGGTCTTCTTCAGCAATAATTGTTTTGATTTTCTTTACAGCAGAATCAGATATGGTAATCATTATCCCCTCGTCAATGTCAAAATTTTCTGCATCTGTTTCTCAATAATAGGACCACGATTTGGCCAGTGAATGTATGGCTGACTTGCAGTCTTATACAGGTTTGTCAGAAATGGCATGATAATCTTTTCTACTTGTTGAAGTCTTTCTTTGTATTCTTCAACAGTTTCATCTTTCTCTGCAATGACTGCTTGATATTCAACTTCGTCTACGGCACTGAAGCCAAAATCATCGTCTGCATATTCTGCTAAAATTTTATTAATGTCGTAACTCATTTGTCCCATGCCTTCTGTGCGTTAAAGTTTTGTCTGCTGAATTCTAATCTATCTACCAGTTTCAATGCTTTGCCAAGATGATCTACAGCAACAAAACCTTCTGGTGCTGTGATACGAAAACCATCGTCAGTGCGAACAAATGTACCAATGCTCTTGATAGTTTCTAACTTACGAATAATCATCAACTTGGCATCAACGATTAGATTCATCAAATCAAATATCATCTTTAGTTGAATCGCATTTGAACGATAGAAACGCATCACTTCATTCTTTTCTTTGATACGTTTTTGTTTTGTATCTTCTTTCTTTGCGGCAAGAACTTCTTTATTCAATTTTGCTTCAACCCAATTAATTAACTCTTGTGTATGAATTCTGGTATCAGCAATCTTTTTACCTTCACGAACTTTCGTGTTGTTGAATGTTTTGATTTGCGTAAGAAAAACATCCGATGCAGCAATACGATTCAATGTCAATGCAGGTATTGTTTGAAACACACGACCAGCATTTGAAAGTATTGATGTAATTGTTGCGGTTTCTTCTTCAGTAAAGGTAACAGAACCAGACGCATCAGTAAATGAAGCATCACGAAACCAAACATCTTTTGTTGTGCTTAAACGACCAATATCAATGTTGTATGATGCTTTCATTGTTTCAAGTGTCTTACCCGAATATGATGTGTGAAACACAACGCCAACTTGTGCTGCCATCATTGCTTGTGCCAACTTTGATTTTGCTGGTACAGCATACACAATTGTGTTTGGTTGAAAAATAATATACTCTTCACCAGCAATTGTTTCTTTTTCAATGTCACCTTTACTGAACATCATGTCACCTTGCAATACACCTTTGATGTTCAACTTTGGTAGAAATGCCAATGCCAGTTTCAATTTTTTGTTAAGGCCTTCACTTGGATGATTTTCATCAATGTCTTCATCAGTATAATTTAATTTTGCATTTTTTGCAAACACTGATTTAGTACCAACAAAAAATTTGCCGTTCTCTGGATTTGTGCCGACAAAGATAGCAGGTGCGCCATCCCATTTTGTTGTTACATTCATCTTTGAACCTGCATGACCAGCAAGCATATTACGCAGAGAACGAAGAAAATCTATCGCTTCACGTGCGCCAGATACACCACCATTTAATACATTGTCTTCAAGATGTTCAAGATGAACATTCTTGCCTTCTTTACTTTCTTTTAAATAGTCCATGAATTTCATTAGTACAATTTTCCGAATGGTCCGAATTCTCTACCTTTTTTCTGCGCCAAAAATGTCATGTCAGTAAATAAATCATCCATTCTTTCTTTTGGTAAAGATGTTACATGATATAAAAAATTAAGTTGCATTAATTTAGAGGTAGCGATATGTGGATCTTTAGTAAAAACAACTTGAAAATTTTTTATCATTTCGTCGGCGGTTCTGCAATTACCAACATCAACCTTTTTCTGTTTGATATGATCAAAAGCCATCTTAGCATATTCTATTGAAGAAGGATCGTTAAATTCAGAAGAAGACCTAGGATATTTTTTATAATTATTTACAAAATCAACATCGTATTTTTTTAAAAGTGTAGCAAGTTTATCTAAAGGCGTTTTACCTAAACGAGCAGCAGATGCACCTTTCATTGTAGGTTCAAATTTTAAATTTGCTAATTCTGATGTTGTATTTGGTTTAATTTGAAAATCTATTTTTTGGGGTTTATCATCTTCAACTACATCAACAACTACACGACAATCTTGTGTTTCAAAAAACAATCCATTCTTCAAACCAAGAAAACATTTCATTGAAGAGACATCAAAGTTATAATTTTTTACATCGGGAAATAATGATTCATCTAAGTTTACCTCTTCATACTTTGCTTCTTTTCCAGAAATGAGTTTAAGAGATATTCCAACCAATTTTCTTTCTTTGTAAAGAGTTCTCATTATAGCATTCAACTCCACAATTGATGCCATGCCTTCTTTGGTCATTGCATTCTTGATCTCACTAATGACTTTGGTTTCATTACATACACACCAAATATCGGCAGGATCCCACGAATCTTTTTTAGGTATTTTAAACTTTTGGGCAACTAATTTTGTGATGAAGTCCATGAATCCACCATCACGTGTGAACTCTGTAAATTTTGTACCTGAAAACTCTTGAAGTATTCTTTTTTGTTGTGCGTAATATGCTTTTATCCAAGAGTCATTTATGGCAGGATAAATTTCAACTAATTCCGAAAATTTTTTATCTTTTCTAATATCGTCGGGACTATTATACTTAACATTGTCATTGAGAGCTCGACGAAAAATCCAAGCAGAACCAAGTTCTTGCATCTTAGTTAATTCAGCAGCCGAATAAGTTTTTGCCATAAATTATCTCCAAAATAATGAGTATTTATGCTATTCGAAAAACACCTCTAAGGTACTTTTTTTGTTGAATTCATAGTTGGAACTTCCTTTGCGAAATGTCCATATAGGTTCAATAAACACACCTTGCAACTCTTCAGCGTTCGGTCTGGCCATCATACGCATACCAATTTTACCCACATAATTGGAGTCTGGAAATGCAGTAAAATGATCTACCATGTCATCGCACAGATTCAATCGAACACCATTCTTTGATCTAGGTTCAATAATGTTGATCATCATGAATCCATTTTGACGAATTGTGGGCCAAACCATCTCCGTCACTTTGAAAAAGAAGTCATACTTCCAACGATCAAATGAGTTGTATCTTGACCATGATTGTTCTGATACTGCTGCTGTGTCAGAAGCATACTTCTCTGTTTCAAAATATGGTGGTGAAGTGAAATACAAATCAAAAGTATCATTGTACAACGACCAGTCAACATCTTCTGATGGTTTACGCCAAATCTTGACTGTTTTTTTTCCCCGACACTCAAAATAATCTTCTTTTTCAATCAACTTAGGGGTACCACCTATGATCTTTTCATACTCTACACATTGTTTCTTATACACCCCAAACACATCTGGATTGGGATCACAACCAACATACAGTTTGGTATTTGGTGTGCCATAAAAACCAGCAAGTCTATCACCCCACCCACACGATGTGTCTAAAACATTTTCGGCACGATGACGTTCATACAAAGCCTTTGCGACTGTGGGTTTGAATTGAGTTGCAGTGTAAGTGCCAAGTCTAAATGCCGCACGAAATGCACTGTCATCAATATCTTTACCTTCCATGACACCCGTTCTCCAAAAGTGCCAATTCATCTTTGCTAGTTTATCTTCATTATACCATATTTCCATCGGTGAGTCAACAGAGTTTGACCCACACTTCATACGGTTTTCTTGCTGGAAATAATTTGAGACTGAATTGTAATAATGTGTTTTGTCAATTACACCCAACGGCGCATCTTCATATTTGTACTTGTAGTCGTATCTTTCCAATACCACATCAAAGTCTTTATATAACTTTTCCATCGAAGTATTGTAGAACTCATGAAACAACTCACGCATATCTTGTTTAGAAATTATTTTTAGAGGAAACTTAGTGCCTGCTTTCATGATAAAACATGCCAAAGAATCTCTAATATCGTCTTTTTCATATTTCTGGGTAAGAGAATTCCAATCATGATTACTGATGACAGGAATATGCCTATCATCTTGATGTTGAGCAAAGTAATCTACGATTTCACTGAGAATCATACTTTGAATCCCCCAAACTTATTTTTCATGCTAGATTGACGTTCACGATCACCAAATGTATTCAGTGGTTTATCATCAACTTGACCAGAATCTACAAGATCATCTTGTGCCGACTGTTCTACATCATACAACTTCATCTTTGCTCTGTCAATACCCACGACAAATCTTTTGAAATAGTTAGGATCATTGTAACGATTTTTTAGTTGCTTAATTAGTATCTGATTCAATTGTTGCAACTCTTCGGTACTTATCAAAGCGAACATAAAATCTGCTGTTGCTGGTAGCCCAAACGACTCAGAAGTGTCTTCTAGACCGGGATCCGAACTCGTAAAGCCGCTTCTGGTGGTCTGTGTAGCAGAAACTATAGGAACATCAAACTCGACCGCTAGACCCCTCAATTCTTCTGCAATAGCCTTAATATAAGAATAACTATTTACGTTAGCACCAGGCTTGATTCTAGCACTTGCACAAATGTTAAGATAGTCAATAAAAATGATGTCAGGTTTGAAACTCTTTTTTAGTTGCAATTCATTTAACAATGCTCGAAAGTGAAGTGCTGATGCTGCTGCGGTAGGATACTCTTTGATGATAAGTTTGCCGTGTGTGTTGACTTTGAGTGCAGAGAACTTTCGATCATAATCTTGTTTACTGATAGAGTTCAAGTCTGCAATATCAATGTTCAACAGATTGGCGTCAATGCGTTCAGCAATTCTTTCTTCAGCCATCTCCATTGTGATATACAAAACATTCAGACCTTGTGCCAAACAAGAGCCTGCAACGTGGCACATGAACAACGACTTACCAACACCTGTACCAGCAAGTGCAATGTTCAGTGTTTTTTTTGGCAGACCACCTTTGGTAATCTTGTTGAACAAATCAAGATCAAATGGTATCTTTGTTTCATGACGATGATAGAATTCAAATCGGTCGTCAGAATCATCAATGTAATCGTGACCAACAGACCTGTCAAATGATACACCAAGTGCATCACTCAACAACTTTGGTATCATACCTTTGTCTTCTTTGTTTGCTTTGTCATCAAGAATGCTAACAGACTTCATGATAGCATTGTAGATCGCTTTATCTTGACAAAACTTTTCAGTTTGCTTGATAAGCCAATCTACATCGGTAGGATCATTTTTGTCTGCATTGATTTCACGAATCATTTCAACTGCTTTTCTAACCTGCTCTTCAGTCAGTTTACGTGATTCAGTGAAGTTGATAACAAGTGATTCGTATGTGGGAAGATGCTTGAATTGTTCTAGGTGATCATTGATCTCTGCAAACAGAATTTTTTCTGTTGAGTCTGTGAAGTATTCGGTCTTTAGAAAAGGAATAATCTTTCTTGTATAATCTTCATTAAATATCAAATTCTTCAGAATCGTTGTCTCTAATCTTTTCATTTGCCTCCGCTTGGCTCATTAATATGTCGGTTAAAATGTCACCAATAAAGTTTTGAAATTCTGCATCTTGTATTAAATCTTCTATTGGAATTTTTGACGTTGATATTACTGTGTAAGAAAAAGTCATTCTAGCATGATCTTCTTCTTCAGTCAATCTTGCCTTATTGTAATGATATAAAATTCCAGCAAACTTACCCGTTTTAACACCTACGGCAGTTTTCGATTTATCATCAGAATCTAACAAAACATAATCAACATTATGTTGCGGCTTCATCTTCTTCTTCCAAAACGGCATCTTCTCCAAGAATGCTGCTATAAGTGATCTCATATTTCTTCCTTACGTATTCTTTGAAACTTTCATTTGCAAGAATGTCTTTCCAGAATTCTTCGGTTTGTGTATCTGCAAATCGTTTCTTATCCAACACCTCACCAGTTTCTTGATCTACTTTAGCATACCAACCATTGCTTGGCTTAGTGACGAAATTTCCTTCAAGTGCGATATCCAATAAACCAGACCACTTGTTAATACCACCGTCAAAAGATACAGTAACGGGTATTTTAGACTTTTCTCTGACATATCTACTCTTCTCTACGTTGATGATGAAATTATAGCCTACGATTTCTGTGCCATCTTTGTCTTGTTGACGACCAAGAATCCAGATTGTATCGGCTGAGTAATACGAGCCTGTGCCACCACCCACGATATCCTTTGGAAACATACCAATCTCTTTATATGTGTGATTAACCACAACCATTGGAATATCTTTGATTGTTAAATGTGGTGTCACCATACGGAATAAAGACTTCATCTGTTTTGCTCGGCTCATGTCAGCAACAGATTTACCTTCAATTGAATCTTCCACTTCTTTCTTTGATGCCAAATTACCAATTGAATCTAGCACAATAATTACTTTATCAGTTTTTTCAATGTTTTGCAACTGATTCATGATGTCGTGTTTCAACTGTTCGACATCGGTGATTGGTGTGTGAAGCACACGTTCAGTGTCAATACCAAACGCATCAAAGTATGATTGTGGTGTGCCAAACTCTGAATCATAAAACAAAACAACGGCATCATCATACTTGTTCATGTATGATTTTGCCATAAGCAAAGCAAATGCTGTCTTGAAATGTTTTGATGGACCTGCAAACATCGTAAGACCTGGTGTAAGACCACCATCAAGATTACCTGATAATGCCACGTTCACAATAGGCACATCGGTTTGAATCATATCTTTTTCTGTAAAGAATTTTGATTTGGAAAGTACCGACGTTTCTTTGATCGTCGATGCCTTTTTTAGTTTATCAAGTACGCTCATTCATATCTCCAATGTCTGCAATTTTGTCTTTTGGTATTACCGTGTGTTTATCATCTACAAAAAATGATTCTAATGTACGTGACGGTGTGTTGTCAAGTTTTTTCTTCTTTACTGCCTTTTTAATTAATTCTGGTTCGTCTTTATTCTCTTTGATTCTACGATACGTTTGATTTGCTGCTATCAATAGCAATACAGCAAGTGGGTCAAACACAATGATAATGATGAAGATGACCAATCGTACTGCTTTATCGATTAGATCACGGTCTTGTGTGCCATAAACTACTTCTGCCACATATTTTATAGGTCCCAAATCCGACTCAGCCTTGCGAACTTCCAACGATAAAGGGAGTTTCTCTTCCGTAAGTAGTTGTATCTCTTTTTGTAGCCTCTTAGTCTCAGCAATGATTCTCTCACGGTCTTTCTGTTGGGCTTTACGAATTTGGTTCGCCCGTTCAGCCCCCTTTTCATCTTTCGTTCTGCCCATAATTTGATCGA